ATGGAGGCATGGGAAAGTGCTCTCAGTCCTGGAGGAGTTGCCGATGCAGCTGCCAGACTTCTTGTAACAGTTGCATTTTTCTCTTGGAATCTTTTTGAAGGTTCACTGTTTCACACACCGTACCCGGTTGAGTGGGTCTATTTATATAAGTTTCCCTATTGGCGCTTGTTTCTTGTAGTCACTCTAATTGCAGCACTTGCTTGGTGCCCTACGGTTGGAATTATGGCAGCCCTTGCACTCTTTTTCTATCTAAATGACCTTTCACGGCTTACGAAGCCTTGGCTGGAAACTGATACACAAAAACAAAAGAATCAGTAGATGAGTGTAGCAAGTGCCGCACCCGTGGTTGCTGCCGTAGCAGCCGCAGTAGAAGTTTCAAATCCGATTGATGTAATTCTAAATAGTCTCAATACAAATCCGTATTTTATTGGAACCATGATGTTAATGCTGAATCTTGGCGGCCGCTTTCTTCAACTTGAGGTTTCAAAGGGACAAGAGAAGTTTTTCCAGCAAGTTTGGGTTCGGCGTATTTTAGTCTTTACGGTTATTTTCGTCGCTACACGCAATGTACTCGTTGCCCTCTTTATGAGCATCATTGTACTGGCACTTCTCTCCTTCCTCTTCAATGAGAATAGTGATCTTTATCTGGGTGGTCACGAAGCAAAAGAAGAATTCATAAATCCTGTAGGTGGTGGTCTTACACCTGAAGAAGGTGAAATTCTTCGTCGTCTCAGTGAGAAGCAGGCGCGTATGACTCCGCCAGCTGCAGAAGGAAAGCAGGAGAAGCCTGCGCCGGTTGAAGAGATTTACGGACAGAATTTAGCACTTCTTCAGAATTTTTCATAATAGCATTTTACAAATGCGCATATGAAATTATACATTGATACTTAGTTCATTTCCCAGAATCGGCGCATTGCGCTTTCTGCGACGACCTCCCGAGGTACGAACAGACTCTGTCTGGCTGCGAATATCCTCGGAGTGAACACTCTGCATTTCCGCAGCCGCAGTGGCTGAACCCATCTGGGCCATATTCATGTTTGACACCTCACTCATAGACTCTGCCTGGCGAACTTCCGCAAAAGTCTTTAGAATATCATCTACACCACTGGGGCCGCGCATCTCCCTGCGGGCTACACGAGGAGGCTCAACTGACGCAACCGGCTGCGGCATGTTCGGAACACGTGCGGAGTTATTAAACGGTCCCGCCTGAGGCATCTGCTGGGGCACCTGGGGCGCCATGGGCGGCATTGGGGGCATCGGCATCCCACTGAAGGTCTGCTGCGCTCCACCAAATTGCTGCGGCTGGGACGGTTGTACACCCATTGCCATGCCCATGAAATTACCAAAACCCGGACCCGCCTGAGCAGCCGCAGCAGCAGCCATCTGCTTCGCCAGTTCAGGATTCTTCTTCAGGATATCATCCATGCTCGGCATCTTCTGGCGGAAGAAAGAGTTACTCATATGGCACATGAAGCCACTACCCGCTAGCGCCATGACAAAACGCACTTCAGGCGCCACCTTTCCACGGTCCTTGTACTTGTCATAGAGTTCCTCAAAGATTTCATCAAAATCCTCTACATTCTCGTGAACGGACTCGGACCATCCCTCGAGTTTCAGGTCAAAAGGGTCAAACTTATTGTTCATCCACTCAAGTCCCGTAACAAGGCCCATTGTCATCTGACGCTGAAAACGAAGGCTTGTCTCTAGATTCCTGGCATCTACAAGGCGAAGATACTCCTGCTTAATTTCTTCGAGGCTGTTGTCCATTGTAAAATGACGAGTCACGGGAAAACCCTTTGCCTCTAGGCGCTGGAGCTTGTTAATAAGCTCAACCTTCTCCTTCTTCTCTGCCTCAGGGTCACGACTCGCAGGAAGTGAAAAGACCGGTCCTGTAGCCGTCTGTGAATTGGAAAATAGATTGGCACCAACATCGCCGCCCTGCTCCTTGCGAATCTCAATATTTACAGGTGCACTTCCAAAATCAGAACCAAGATTCAGAGGCTCAAGGGGCGCAATATCAACCTCCTGTAGGCCAATGCCTCCTCCACTGCCCGCTTGTGAGAAGCTGATTGTAGGCGGCTCAGAGCGACTCGTAGATACATTTACTGTTTGGCCGGAGTTACTCGAGTTGACTTTGCTGGGGTTTGCTAGAAGACTCATTCCAAGGTCATCGCCCATGTCGTTCAGGTTAATTACATTACCGATCTCGTCGCTTAACCCTAAGTCGGGGGGTCCCATCTGCCGAGAGACCTCTTCCATTTGGTGAATGGTTGCCATTCCTTCTTTTGAATTTCCAAGGACTTTTTAAGCAGGCTTTACCGCGGCCACGGCGTCAAGGCACATACAAAATGCATCCGCAAGATCCGAACGCTTTTTATTCCCCTTAAAAAAAGCCAACCACTCTGCTCCTCGGACAACAGTTGTCTTAATAAGTGCGGCTTCTGTGCGTTCCTCGGAACCTTTCTTACGGTCCGCATATCCCGCTGTTCCAGTTGCCTTTCCCTTTACCTTCATGCCTGCATGAACCAATTTGAAGGGAATAGTCGGATGACCAGCGTTCAGAAAAGCATCCCGTAGGGTTGCATAAAGAAGCATCTGAACCGTTTTCATCACCGGATTTTTCAGAACAGGCTGATTTTCCAGACGAACTTCTCCAAGAATCCCAAAAAAAGGTTTCAGTTCTTTTGTAACAAAAGTCCGAATCGCATCGTGAATCTGCGCAACATCAATCGCTGCCGCATGAGGAACCTTGACTTTCACCACCGGTAGTGAAGCAAATGCCTGAACGGCGGCTACCATGGCCTCCTTTGTCTTCGGCATCGGCTTCACGCCCTTTTCATTCAAAATTGCGCGAAGTTGCGGAGCCCCTGGAATCTTTGTAAAGAGGTTACCACTCGCATCTTTTAAAAGAGGAGCAGCCGCAGGTACGTGACGTGCGCACGAGAGACCAGTGGCTGAACTAAATCGTGCCTTTGCACTACAGGAAGCACATGAAGGTGCCTTTGCGCCAGCCTCATCTGAGGCGCGTTCCTCTAGTAGATTATAGTTTCCCCAACCATTAATGGTAATCTGCTCACCTGATACTGTAGTAATACACCAGGCAAGATTCTTAATTCCAATATCAAAACAGAGTGTACCCTTGTTCATTCTGTTTTAGTATTTAGTGATTGCTTAAGCAGCACGTATGAAAGTGGCTCCAAGGTTCGCAGGACCAACGCCGCCTGAACCAAGTGCTTCAAAGGAACGGCCACGGGCAGAGTTACGACCACCTTCAAAGCGACGAGTCACTGGAGGAACTTGTTGAGTCTGGAGAGGGACATCTGTATTGAATGTTCCAAACAGTGGCGGAAGATGCTCTTGACGCTCCTGACCGATTCCATTTTTCAGATTTGTCATGTATCCTGAACATCCAAAGGCGTCGCACTGTACGACACTCGCAGGAGGCGGAACAATTGTATTATCGAAGCCTAGATTGGCTCCAGTATTAATACTCTGACGTTCACGTGACAGAGCAATGATTGCATCTGTATTGCGCTGTGACCAGAGATGAACTGAGTACTGCATGCCCGCAGGAATATTTTCACTGCAGTGAGTTCTGTAGTCAGTCAGTATAGCAGCATCCTGCATAGGCGCAGCCCAACCGGGGAATCGTGAATCAGGTACAGGCGCAATCGCATAGACACCCTTGGGTGTTAGTCTTTGAACAAAGGCCTGTTTGGATTTGCTTTCAGATACATTTGTATATAAAAAGGGTTCCGTTGGAAGGCGGAAGAGCTTCGCGTCCATCTATATCTTCTTAAGATGTGAGTTCAGCATCTTCCTCAAGAAGAGCACCCTCTACAGCCGGCGGAGCACCCTCAGGCACTGAAGGCGCAGCAGGCGCCTACGCCTTACGAAGCGCCTCCGTGAGTTCCTTTCGACCCGCTCCACTCGGCACCTTCAGATTGCGCTTCTTGGCAAGGTCCTTGAGTTCCTTCACTGACATGGACTCGTAGGTCGGGCTGACCTTTGTCACCTGAACAGGATCCGCCTTTGGAGTAACCTTTGAATCCGTCACCTCGAACGCC